TTAGTATATGATGCTAACACTGGTGAAGTTAGAGATGACAGAAAGTTCATGTCTATGATGGAAGATTTCTGGTTACCTAGAAGAGAAGGTGGTAGAGGAACTGAAATCACAACACTTCCAGGTGGACAAAACCTTGGAGAACTTGCTGATATTGAGTACTTCCAGAAGAAACTTTATAGAGCATTAGGTGTTCCTGAATCTAGAATCGCTGCTGATGGTGGTTTTAATTTAGGTCGTTCATCAGAAATTTTAAGAGATGAACTTAAGTTTGCTAAGTTTGTAGGACGTATGAGAAAGCGTTTTGCATCAATGTTTAATGATATGCTTAAGACGCAGTTAATTCTTAAAAATATCGTTACACCTGATGATTGGGATGTGATGGAAGATCATATTCAATATGATTTCTTATACGATAATCAGTTTGCAGAACTTAAAGAAACTGAAATGATGGAAGGAAGGTTAAATTCACTTGCTACAATTGAACCTTATATTGGAAAATATTATTCTACTGAATATGTTCGTAAGAAAGTTTTACGTCAAACAGATTCTGAAATAGAAGAAATTGATATGCAAATTGAGGATGAAATTCAAAAAGGAATTATTCCTGATCCAGCATCATTAGATCCAATAACTGGAGAACCATTACCACCAGAGGGTGATCCAAATATGGATCCAAATATGGATCCAAATATGGCTGCTGATCCTATGTCAATGGGTGAACAACCTATGGATCCAGATATAACAGCACAGGCACAAGCAGTTGATGCACAGTATCAAAAAGACACTAAGAAGGCCGAGTTATAAATATAGGTATATATTTACTATAATTTAATCTTATGGAAGATCTTGTGGATTTGATTGCTACTGACGCAAGTGCAAATGATGTATCTGATAGAATAAAAGATATATTGTATGCAAAGTCAGCAGAACGCCTTGAATATGCTAAACCAGTGGTTGCAGATTCAATGTTTGGTGATGTTGAAGCAGGAGCAGAAACTGAAGTCGGTGATGAAACTACCGTAGAACCAGAGGAATCAAACGAAGATGGCTAGACTATTATTAAAAGGTGCAGAAGCTGCATTAGGCACTAACACTGCTGGTGCTAATATTTTTAGTAATGCGAAATTGGTTCGTGTAGTAAATACAACCTCCAATGCTCATCTAGTTACTCTAGTTGAAGAAGTTGGTGGATCAACTCTTGGTTCATTTACTTTACCAGGTGGTGGAGTAGTTGAATTGGAAAAGGAACCATTAAATGGTGTCTTTGCTGCAAACGCAGGAGTTAAAGCTGCTGCTATCGGATACACAAATTAAGAACAATGAAACTAATCACAGAGGAAATTTCTCAAGTAAAAATTATTACTGAAGGTAAGGGTGCTCAAAAGCAACTTTATATTGAAGGAACCTTTCTACAAGGTGGAATCAAAAACCGTAATGGTAGAATGTATCCAGTAGAAACTCTTTCTCGTGAGGTTGGTAGATATTGTGAGAACTTTATTAAAAAAGGTCGTGCTTTAGGAGAATTGGGTCATCCCGAAGGTCCTACAGTAAATCTTGATCGTGTTTCCCATAAAATTACTCAACTTGAACAAAGTGGTAATAATTTTAGAGGAAAGGCAAAACTCTTAGAAACACCTATGGGTAAGATTGCAAAATCTTTACTTGGTGAAGGTGTTATGTTAGGTGTTTCATCTCGTGGAGTTGGATCACTTAAAGAAGATCATACTGGTTGTAAAGTAGTTGGTGAAGATTTCCAACTAGCAACTGCTGCTGACATAGTAGCAGATCCTTCCGCACCAGATGCATTTGTCAATGGAATTATGGAAGGAAAAGAGTGGGTTTGGGAAGGAGGACTCCTTCGTGAACAACTCGCAGAGAAAACCAAGAAATCAATTAACACATTGGTAACTCAAAATAGATTAGAAGAAAAGAAGTTGAGTTTATTCAACAATTTTCTAAATAATCTGTAAATTCAAAAATTCTATAAATAAGTATAGATTCTTAACGTCCAGGTAGCTATTTAACACGAAATGGAAAACATCGAAGAAAACCAGGTCACTAAAGGTGCAGCAAGTGCTCAACCATCAGAACTAGGTGGTGTGCCAGTTGAAGATTTAGGTGGACCTACCCCAGAAAACTATCGTCCAGATGACGATTCAGCAAAACTCAAAGATCCAGCAGCAACTCTTGCTCAAGTAAGAGATGTTGTTAATAAAAAGGCAGCAAAAGCCGAAGCAGTTTCTGATGAACTCGAAGATGGGCAAGAAGTAGTTGCCGAAGATGAAGTTGCTACTGATGAAGTAGTTGCTGAAGAAGAATCTTCAACAGAAGAAATCGTAGCCGAAGAGGAGACTACTGAAGAGGAAGTAATCGAAGAAGAAGAAACCTATGACGTTGACGCAGACGTTCAGGCACTTCTAGAAGGAGAAGAACTTTCTGAAGATTTCCAAAACAAGGCACGTACAATTTTCGAGACCGCAATCAAATCCAAGGTTAGCGAGATCAAAGAAGAACTCCAAGAGTCTTATGCTAATGCTCTAGTAGAAGAACTAGATACCATTAAGACAGGACTTACTGAAAGAGTAGATTCTTACCTTGAATACGTTGCAGACGAGTGGTTCCAAGAAAACGCTCTGCAAGTAGAAGCAGGTCTTAAAACAGAAATGACTGAATCCTTCATGGAAGGTATGAAGTCACTATTTGAAGAACATTATGTAACTATTCCTGAAGAAAAATATGATGTACTTAATAGTATGGTAGATAAGCTTGATGAAATGGAGAATAAACTCAATGAGCAGATTGATCGCAATGTTGCTCTTAATCGCAGGTTAGCAGAATCCAATGCAGATGGCGTTTTCGCTGCTGTATCTGAAGGTCTAGCAGACACTCAGAAGGAAAAACTAGCTACTCTTGCTGAAAATGTTGAGTTTGAAAGTGAGACAGACTATCGTGAGAAACTAGAAACACTTAAGGAATCTTATTTCCCAAGTAAGACTAGTGCTCCAAAGAGCATCTCTGAAAATCTTTCAGAAGAGGTTTCTACTGATGAGGTAATTTCTGAGGAGGTTAATCCCAGAATGCAAGCCTATCTGAATACGCTTTCTAGAGCTGCTAAAAAGTGATTTTTATATGATTATTTCAAAACAACAAATCCGTAAGAGGTAAATTTCAAATGCAGATGTACAATTCTGAGTACTTGCAGGAGAAGTGGGCACCGATTCTAGACTATGATGGTCTAGATCCAATTAAGGACGCACATCGCCGATCTGTAACCGCAATCTTGCTTGAAAACCAAGAAAAAGAACTCCGTGAAGAGAGTGAATTTCTTTCAGAAGCCCCCAACGTAAATACCAATTCAGGTGCCAATGCAGGTTTCTCTGCTGACGCTACTGCTGCAGGTCCCGTTGCTGGTTTCGACCCCGTTCTAATCTCTTTGATTAGACGTGCAATGCCAAACTTGGTCGCATATGACCTTGCTGGTGTTCAACCAATGAATGGTCCTACTGGACTAATTTTCGCAATGCGTTCACGCTACAAGACACAAAGTGGCACAGAAGCATTGTTCAACGAAGCAGATACAGCATTCTCTGGACAGAATGATGGATTTGACGTATCTTCAGGCGACGTTAATACTAGCGTTGGTTTAGGTACAACCGCACAAAGTGGTTCTAATCCTGGATTACTTAATCCTGTTGCTGCACAATCAAACGGTACTGACTACAACGTTGGTCAGGGTATGCGTACCGATACCGCTGAAGATCTAGGAGACGGATCTGGTGACCAGTTCAACCAGATGGCGTTCAGCATCGAGAAAGTAACAGTTACTGCTAAATCTCGTGCGTTGAAAGCTGAGTACTCACTAGAGCTTGCTCAAGACTTGAAGGCAATCCACGGATTGAATGCTGAAGCAGAACTTGCTAACATTCTTTCTACTGAGATTCTTGCTGAAATCAACCGTGAAGTCATCCGTACTATCTACAACGTAGCAGAGCCTGGTGCTCAAGCAAACGTTGCTGCTGCTGGTACATTCGACCTCGATACCGACTCAAACGGAAGATGGTCAGTTGAGAAGTTCAAAGGTTTGATCTTCCAAATCGAAAGAGACGCAAACGCCATCGCACAAAGAACTCGTCGTGGAAAGGGTAATATGATCCTTTGCTCCGCTGACGTTGCTTCTGCTCTAACAATGGCTGGTGTTCTTGATTACACCCCTGCACTTAATGCTAACTTGAACGTAGATGACACAGGCAATACATTTGCTGGTGTTCTTCAAGGTAAGTATAGAGTGTATATCGATCCTTATTCTGCTAACGTATCTGCTAACCAGTACTACGTTATCGGTTATAAAGGTTCTTCACCTTATGACGCTGGACTGTTCTACTGCCCATACGTTCCTCTACAGATGGTTCGTGCAGTTGGTCAGGATACATTCCAACCAAAAATTGGATTTAAGACAAGATATGGTCTTGTTGAGAACCCATTTTCACAAGGTACTACACAGGGACTTGGAACACTTACACGTAACGCAAACCGTTACTACAGAAGAGTTAAAGTTACTAACCTTATGTAAGATAGAAGGATATATATCCTTTATTGCAAAGACTCTCCTTCGGGAGGGTCTTTTTTTATGGTTGACAAGATGAAAATATTGTGGTACTATATAATTATGTCTGCAACGCTTCTGCACCGTGGGCAAACTTAAACACTTTTAGTAACGAGGTTTTATGACTTACGAGCAATTGCCCATTCTTGGGCCACAAAAAATAACAGTATTTGGTCAAGAGATTGATCTGAATGTTTATAATAACAAAGAAACAGCACCACCAAAGATAATGAGTGGTGATTTTTCGTATGTGGGTAGTTTTGATTTAGATACCGTTGATCCTGATGATGAGATGTGGTATCAGGATGGTATTAGGGAAGAAGGAACATTCACTAAAGAACGTGAAGATGCTTTTGATAATAGTTACGATGTTAATGGTTGGTTAACAAAATACATTCCTCCAATGTTTACTTTGGAAGGTATTGTTAAAGACGGTAGAGGAAGAGTTCTCTCGGCATGGGAGAAGTATAAAGCAGGATTAACTGGAAGGTATATTCCAGCATATTTTTATATTGAAACAGATTCCTCAAGAAAAGCAGCAGTTGTTGATGGGTTGGATAATAATCTAAGACATGATCCTGCTTTTAAAGCAACTATGGAATCAGTTGTATCAGGTTGTTTACTTTTAATAA